AATACTAAAATTGTTACTACATACAATTCATTAATTTCAAGTAAAGTTAAAGATTGGAGATTAAAAGGTGACTTGATTGTCGATAGTCAAGGACGCCCAGGTTCGTTATTTTATAATGCTGGACGATATGCGGTAAAAACACTAGGAGCAGACATCAGTGTTTAATCAAATTGAACAAGAAAAAATAAAAACATTTTTGGGTGCAATGTTTGGTGTAAGTCACGATATTGATATAGATCAAATCATTGAAAAGTTGCGATGGTCCTGCGCAGTATCGCCTAAGGATGGACGAAATGACATATTAGGATATATCACAGTATTTTGTCAGTTTGCCGATGCACCAAATCCTGCAGTGGCTACAGCAGAGTTTAGATTCAACCCTGCAATTGAAGATAGTCAAGGAAGAAACCCAGGAGAGTACTTCCTTGCTGGTCAGAGATTATTAGCGGAGTAAATATACATATGAGCACACGATACAAAGGTTTTAGTACTGTTGATAGAATTAAGAAATTTAATCTTAATGATATTGAAATAGTAAAGAGAGACTTGATTAATCACTTCACTATAAGAAAAGGTGAAAAATTAATGAATCCAGACTTTGGCACAATCATCTGGAGTATGCTCTATGAACCAATGACAGAAGATGTTAAAAGTGTTATCATCTCAGATGTAAAAAGAATTGTAAACTACGACCCAAGAACTAAAGTACTTGGTGTTCTAATAGATGAGTTTGAACACGGTCTGCAAATACAAATAGATTTAAATTTCCTCCCCGGAAACTTCGCTGATAAACTTGTATTAGACTTCAATTCTAATACAGAAGAACTTACTGTTTTATAATAATAGCCGTTTTTAAATGCCATAAATACTGAATATAGGTATTGATTACATATGGCTACTACTACACGACAGACCAGTTTACTAGTCCAACAAGATTGGACTAAAATATATCAAACATTCAGAGATGCTGATTTTCAAAGTTTTGACTTTGAAACTATTCGCAAATCAATGATTGATTACTTGCGCACATATTACCCAGAAGACTTTAACGACTTCACAGAATCAAGTGAATACATTGCATTGATCGACTTAATTGCATTCTTAGGACAAAGTTTAGCCTACAGAACAGATTTGAATGCACGTGAAAACTTTTTAGACACAGCCGAACGCCGTGACAGCATATTAAAATTAGCTAAGTTAATCAGCTACAATCCTAAGCGTAACATTCCTGCATCAGGATTCTTAAAATTCCAAAGTGTAACTACAACAGAAAATCTGTTTGACAGCGAAGGTAACAACCTAAGCAATACAAGTATTAATTGGAATGATAGTACCAACGAGAATTGGTTAGAACAATTTACTGCTGTACTAAATGCTACATTACTAACAACACAGGCCATTGGTAAACCTGGAGGCACTAAAACATTTAATAGTGTTAAAACAGACGAATATGGTATTAGACTCATTAATAACATTATACCTGTACAACCATTCACTGCATCCATTGGTGGCAACAACACAGTATTTGAAGTAGTTAGCCCAACAACAGCTGACTATAATTATGTGTATGAAAGATCTCCTAGTCCAACTGGACAATTTAACTTTTTATACAAAAACGATAACCAGGGCAACGACTCCAACAATACAGGATATTTCTTTTACTTCAAACAAGGTTCGTTAAAAAATCTTGATTTTGCAATAGGAGAGAGTTTACCAAATCGTGTAGTAAATGTCAACTTTGACAATATTAATAACAATGATGTCTGGTTGTATAGTACAACCACATCAGGCAACGTAGATACAGAATGGAAAAAAGTTCCTGCGGTAAATGGCGTAAATGTGATCTATAACGACGATGCTGAAAGAAATTTATACAGTGTTTCTACTAGAGCAAATGATCAAATTGATTTAGTATTTGGAGACGGTTCATTTACTAACATTCCGAGGGGGTCATTTAGAATATTCTATAGACAATCTAATAATCTTACATATAAGATTACTCCAGAAGAAATGTCTAGTGTAACAGTTAATATTCCATATCGTTCCAAGACAGGCCAAACAGAAACACTTACTGTTAGAGCAAGTTTACAGTACACAGTTACCAATGCTACTGCTAGAGAAACACTCGATGAGATTAGAACTAAAGCACCGCAACAGTACTATACACAAAACCGTATGGTGTCTGGCGAGGATTATAATGTTTTACCTTACACCACTTTTAGCACAGTACTAAAAGCAAAGGCAGTTAATAGATCCAGCTCTGGTATCAGTAGATACCTTGATGTGATTGATGCTACAGGAAAATATTCTAGCACAAACATATTTGCTGAAGATGGAAGAATATACAAACAAAATTCTACTGCACTAGAAAATTTTCAGTTTACTAGCACAAGCGAAGTTAATTTTATTGTGCAGAATACTGCACAACCTCTTATATCAACAACCGAGGTTAAAAACTTATACTACGAAACAGCAACCAGGCAGACCCCCACAGCAACATGGACTCAGTTAACAAACAGCAGTGGCCGAAGCACCGGTACTTTTTCATCTGACAACTACACATACCTAACCCAAGGTGCTCTTGTTAAATTTACAGCACCAGCTGGTAAGTTTTTTAATGCACAAAATCAATTGGTTACAGGTAGCGTTGAAACAGAATATCAACGTACAAGTATATGGGCAAGTATAATAAGTTACCCAACCCCTGGTATTGGCAATGCTATACTAAGCGTAGTAGTACCAAGTACAGCGATAGTATCGCAGGTCATTCCGGTATTTAAAAGCAGTTGGAGTACTACGCTTATAACCAGTATTATTAATAATATCTTAAGTTATAAGACGTTCGCACTTCGCTACGATGTTACTGATACTGAATGGACTATCATTGACGAATCCAACATTGGTACTGGCGATTTTAGTTTATCAAAAGCTGGAGACATCACAGGAACTGGGTTAGATAATTCTTGGTTTTTAAAATTTGCATTTGACAATCAAGAGTATACAATTACTTCTCGAGGATTGAAGTATTTCTTTGAGAGTACTAGAGAAACAAGATTTTATTTTGACCCAGATGCTAAAGTATATGATTCTCGTACCGCAACTACTAAACTAGATGCTATTAAAATTTTAAGAACTAATACCAACCCCGATGATGCTAATAGTATCTTTTATAGTCAAAGTTGGAGAATAGATAATCGTGTATTGGGAGCCGACGGTATTGAAGATAACAGAAAAATACTTGTAAAGTTTCCTGATGATAATTTAGATGGTGTTCCTGATGATCCTGACTTATTCTTAAATTTTGTTGCGCCATCGGTCAACCCAGAAAACAAGTTTGTATACTTTAAACAAAGTACAAGCGAAACAAGTTTTTTACAGTATGATCCTATTTTGCGTGTAGAAGTTGTGTCAAGTTACACAACAGAAACAGAAATCTTAAACAATATTACACTTTATGCAAATGGTACAATTTTTTATGCTACTAGCGAAGACAAATTTTATCAGTCAAGTAACTCAACACTAACTCTACTAACAAATTATATTGCTAGAATAGGAAGAGAAAGTGTGTCGTTCCAGTACACTCATAATAGTCCTAACAATAGACGAATTGATCCAAGTCCTAATAACATCATTGATCTTTATTTGTTAACCAAGAGTTATAGTGATGAGTACAGCGCATATATTACTGACTCAACGAATACATTAACTGAGCCGGTTGCTCCCACAAGTGATGACCTAAGAACAGATTACAGTACAATAGAAAACTTTAAAACTATTAGCGATAGTCTAATTTACAATGCGGCAACATTCAAGCCATTATTTGGAAGTAAAGCAGACCCAGCACTTAGAGCAACGTTTAAAGTAGTTAAAAATCCTAATGTTAATATCAGTGACAACGAAGTGAAGAGTTTAGTAATTTCCAGCATCAATGAATACTTTAATATTAATAACTGGGAATTTGGCGAAACATTTTATTTTAGTGAACTAAGTGCTTACTTACACAGCGAGCTCACTCCAAATGTTAGTAGCATTATTATTGTGCCTGACACAGGAACAAATAGTTTTGGTACGTTATATCAGATCAATGCCGAAGCCAACGAGATACTAACTAGTGCGGCAACAGTAAGCGATGTACAAATTATATCTGCTATCACAGCAGGACAACTTAATAGGGTATAGAAAGGTAGCACATGGCTGTAATTAAGACTCATCAGTTTTTACCTAGTGTTTTTCAAACTGATACTAATAAAAAGTTTTTAAATGCTACAGTTGATCAGTTAGTCAATGAACCGCAACTTAAAAAGATAAACGGCTATATTGGTAGAAAGTTAGCACCTTCTTATAAGGCAAATGACAGCTATATAACAGAAGGTGATGTAAGTAGACAAAACTATCAACTTGAGCCTAGTGTAATTGTAAAAAATCGTTTATCTAATTCAGTTGATTTTTCTACGACCTATCCAGACATTGTTAATAAGATTTCATATTATGGCGGACATACTAACAATCATAATAGATTGTTTGACAGCGAATTCTATTCATATGATCCAAGAATTGATTTAGATAAGTTTGTAAACTTTAGTCAATATTACTGGTTACCTCTTGGCCCCGACCCTGTACAGGTTACTTCTAATAATGTAAGTATGAAGAAAACTTACACAGTAACCTATAACCCAATTAATAATGCATACGAATTCTCAGACAACGCTAACGTGCCTAATCCAAGTATTACGCTGGCCCGCGGAGGCGTGTACGAGTTTGTTATAAACGAACCTAACAATAATTTCTTTATTCAATCTAAGCCAGGTAAAGATGGTACA